GAGTTATGCAAACTGTGAATAGTTGGCAGCCATTAAGAAAATAAATAACAAAAAATTCAATCAGTTATCCAATCAATCAAAATTTAATCACTTCCTAAATATTGGCACAAAGTTTATAGTCTTTGTCACAGCTAAGACACAATTTGGCACATCATTTTTATTGATATTTAAAGATCAAATTTTCGCGGTTTTCTGCGTTGTTTTGCGTTGAAAGATCTGATTAAAAGGATCTAAAAGGTGGTAGATCTGAAAAGGCTTTATAAAGGATCTAAATTTGCGTTGAAACACACACATTTACTGCGCAGGCGTGGCGAGGGTTTGACTGCGATTTTTCATGCGTGCATTTGGCGAAAAATCAGGGTAAAACAGGGTTTTAAAGTTTGTTTTGTTGATTGATTTGATATAATAAACTAGGGTAGTATTAATGCCATACAAGACAAAAACAGTTATTTGAGCAACAAAAAACCCGCATTTCTGCGGGCTGTTTATTTTGAAAGGATCTATTCTAGCAATTTGTATTCGGAGAACGTGATCACTTCTTCCCCTACCCAACTGTTTATCTCTTTCAAGCGTTCTTGCAGTGGGATTATTTCATTTATAAAAAATACTCGCGTTGCTTTTTCTACATCACCAAAACCGCCTGTGTTATTAGGCACAATTCCCATTAATTGCGGTGGTACACGGTGGGCCGCTAATACATCATCACGACTGGCATTTTTAATATTTAAGAAATCATCTTTTGCCACTGCATCAGACAAAGGAATAACTTGCATCCCGTCTTTCTTTCCGTTTGGAATATAAACAAATAAATTCTTAAAGTTGCCAGTGCCTTTGGTTTGTCGGATTTGTGTTTTGATTGCTTCAATGTCGTCTTTGTTTTGTGTTGGGTCAGTCATGTAAATAATCGAACCCGCATGTGCGCCGTTCAAATAATATTTGCGACGGAATAACGTTGCACTTTCATTCAAGAAAGCTGATTGTAAAGCCGCGAGATATTCCGGCACGCCATAAATTTCTTGGTTCACATCAGGGTTGATCAGATTAAACACCGCATCTTTCGGGAATTCGTATTCGTCAAAACCATTTACGATCTGATAAAAAATACCTTTCTTCACGCCAACGCGCATATATTTTGCAAGGGGCGATTTCAATGCAATCACTTTGCCGAACGTGTTTTCAACTTTTTCAAGGTAAGCATTACCAAACACTAAATAATCTTGCACCAGTTTTTCTAACTGTGTGCGCGGTAAAAGTGCGGTCGTTTTACAGGTAGAAAGCAAGATGTTTTTCTTCACGGTGATCGCACTGTTATGATGTGCCGATGCATTTAAGGCTTTTGCAAGATAACTTAAATTAATCGGCGGGTTGTAATATTTCTCATACATCAACACGCTTTCGAAATAATTCAGCACTTCTGCACGATCAAGCACGGGAACAGGTTCACCAAAGCTGAACGCATGTGCTTGGTTTCCCGTAGAAAGTGCGGTTGATTTTTTCGATTTTTTACTCATTTGGTAATCCTATTCAAAAGTGAAAATGGTTGATTGGTTATTTGACACATCGCCATTTAAACCATAAGGCACATTTAAAATGCAGTTCATAATTGCCCATGATAAGTCGCCGTGGCTTGCATCTTCTGAACGGTCAGAAACATAAGTAATCTTCCCTGTTCCGGTAATACGTTTTTTTACTGTCATAAAACTGGTGATGATTTCGTTACCATCAAATTTAAGGCGGCGTTTCTGAATTAAGTTTTGTGTTTTTAATACCATCTCATTTTTTAAATCGGCGTTATAATCAAGACCGATTGCCATTGGATAGAATTTTTTCACTTCTTGGAATACGCCCGACCCCATCCCAGTTTTATCAATCACAATGCGGGTGACATTGTAATCATCGCAGAAACTTTTAATTCTGCTCGCTTGTGCTTCATAATCCATGCCGTGAAATGTTTGCCAATGCAAAACACGATAATCACCGCCTTCTACTTTAGGCGGGGCAATAATCGCCAACGCTGCACGGTCGCCAGTAAAGGCAGGGTCATAACCTAACCACACTTCACGATTACCGAATGGGCGTTGATAAAATGGCTTATAATCGTGCCATTCTTCTAAGCTGTCCACTTGGCAAAGTTGCAAGTCGGCAAATTTAAACGCCGACGTGTTATCATCCGCAAATTGGCACAAAAACAACTGTTCAAATTCTTCTTTGCTGTTTTCTGCGATCAGATCGTCAATGTTGAATAGGTTGCACCCGCCTTCCATCGCATCATAAATGCTAACAATCTGCTTCCATTGTCTGTCAGCACAAAGTTTCCCGCTTTTTAAATTCTCGTGCGAAATGTCAATTTCAACTTTGTCCGACTTGGCCCGATTTTTATTAAATGCTTTTCCAGAGAAAAACGCATAAGCAGGATGCGCAATCGTGGTCGGCGTTGAAAAATACGTTTGGCGATACATTTTTTGTGCTGCCATACCTGATGCCACTTTACGCATCACATCAAATTTCGGCACCCAAAACACTTCATCAAAATATAAGTTGCCATGATACGATTGAGCTGTGGCGGAGTTCGTGCCAAGAAAAATCAATTCTGCCCCATTTTGCAATTTGATGGTTTCGCCTTTTAAGTCCACGTCTGCCGTTTGCTTGGCATAGTTCACAATGTAAGAGCGAAACTGCAGGGCTTGTTTTTTACTGGCAGACAAAAAGATTTGATTGTGTCCGGTCGTCAATGCATCAATAAAGGCTTCATGGGCGAAATAGTAAGTCGCCCCGATTTGTCGGCTTTTTAAAATATTTCTGATGCGGTTTTCTTTTGCTTTATGCCAAACACGCTGATAATTAAACATCCCATCAAGAAAGCCATTAATCAGTAATTCTTCTTGTTCCTGATCAATGGCATTTTGTTCTGCTTTCTTCCGTTCGCCTTTGTTTCGATTGGCAAGTTTCGGATTTAAATCCACTTCATTGCCATCACCGAAAGAATATTTTTTCACTCTCGCCATGCGTTCCATTTGTCGCCCGAGCAAATCAATTTCTTTGTAATCTGAACCGCTCTTTTCTTCTTTTGCGATGAGCAGATTCAATCTTGTCTCTAATGCCAATTCAACCCGACCGACAGGCGCAATATCGTCCCACTTTTCTCTGTCTTTCCAACTGGCAATCGTTGATGCAGGAATATCAAGCTGACGAGATATTTCAGCGATTTTATAACCACTGAAATACATCTGCTGTGCTTTACGTTTGATTTCCGCCGTCACTTCGGGGGAAGGTTGATTAATAACTTGTTCGTCCATTCATCATCCTTTCAATTTACAACCGCATAATAGAAAGGGGCTTGCCGTTAGTCTTTACAGCTCACCTGTGAACAGAAAAGCAACAAAAACAACCCATAGACCGCAAAAATTAAACCTTTCAGAATAATGGCAATCTTTGAGCCAAACCAACCACAGAAAGGACAACCAATGGCAAAAAAATCTAAATGGGTCGTTGTCGCAACCGAAGGTGCAACAACTGACGGTCGCACAATTCAGCGCAACTGGATTGAAGAAATGGCCGAAAGTTACGATCCAAAAAACACCTACGGCGCACGCATCAACCTTGACCACATCAAATTTTCTGTCTATCTCCCTGAACTTGCCAATGCTCACTGCTTTGGTGATGTCTTAGCCTTGAAAGCAGAAGAACGCGAAGATGGCAAATTACAGCTTTTAGCAGAACTCCAACCAACTGATGCACTCATTGCCTTAAACAAAGACGGGCAAAAGGTTTACACGTCCGTTGAAATTGACACCAATTTTGCAGGCACAGGCAAGGCATACTTAGTCGGTTTAGCCGTTACGGATAATCCGGCAAGCTTAGGCACAGAAATGTTAAGTTTCTCGCACAATGGCTTAAATGCCCGCAAATTAAAAGCAGATAACATCTTCTCAGCCGCCATTGAAACAGAATTAGATTTCGAAGGTTGGGGTGGTTTAGACCATCCATCAGTATTCACAAAAATCAAAGCGTTATTTGCGAAAAAAGAAAAATCGAATGATGAACGCTTTGCGGACCAATCCAGTGCCATTGAGCTTTTAGCCGAGCAACAAAAAGACATCTTGGAAAAATTGACCGCACTTCAAGGCGATTTTGCAAATCAACAAAGCTCCATTGAAGAAATGAAAGCGGGCAATGCCGAAATCCATGCCACGTTTGAAGAACTCAAACAAAAGCCGGCACAAGCCGAAAATTCCCGCCCATTAGTTTATGGTGAAGAACCTGAAACTGACGGCCGCTTCTTTTAATTTATCTTAGGAAAAAAACCAAATGAATAAATTTACCCAACAAAAATTCCAAGCTTACATTGCAGGCGTTGCACAAGATAACGGCGAAGATGTGGCATTCGTTGCGAATGGCGGACAATTCACTGTCGAACCAACCATTCAACAAAAACTTGAAAACGCAGTGCTTGAAAGCTCCGATTTCTTAAAACGCATCAACGTTGTAATGGTGCAAGATATGAAAGG